GGTTATAGACTGTCGTTGTATTAGCACTGCTTCGTTCAAAAATTGGCTCACCTGTTTGGTAGCTATGCTTTCTAAGCATTCGGTAGCCATCAATGGAATAAAAATGATTGGTACCAGGTTCAATCGCAAGGGCATAGGCAAGCTGATTATTCGGCATCGTATATGAATATACGATACTTCCATTACTGACATTCAATCGTCTTATTAAATAATTCCGATATGTGGCGACAAAAATAGTTGTGCTGTTGACTGCAAGGGCATAAACTTCCTCACTTAAGTTAGGGGATGACCAGATGGACTGTCCTGTATTTCGGTTATATTTTCTGACATAATGGTTCGTTGAACTTGTCACACCGATATACACACCACTTGCATCAACTGCGATGCTTTTTGGATTGTCTGATGAACCCGTCATTTCCCAAATTGTACTTCCGTCTAAGGCATACTTATACAAGCTGCCACCTTGTGCTACATAATAACTGCCATCACTTTCTGCAGTATCAGGAGACATATGTGCATTGGTTGTCGTATGTGTATTTTCCGCAATCACACTGCCAGTAGAACAATCATAAATCGTCACACCTGTTGTATGCAGCACGTACAGTTTCCCCGCGTGATAATGATTCACACCACGGCGGTCGGATAAAGTTCCAAGGGGGCGATGCACAAAAGGCAGTCCAGCACCTTGAATCGTGTTAGAAGCGATAATGGGCGTAAGCCCTTCAATCGGTGCGACACCCGAACTACCTGAACTTTTTCCAAAACCATGTAACAATAAATCATTCACTTACAATGACCTCCTTTATCCAGTCGCCTGTTTCGTTATAAACCTGTTCATATTCAACAACGGTCTGGATGGTTTCTCCGTCCGACTCGTAATACTTTACTGTCCGTTTTTCATAGTTGGGTGAATTGCCACCACTAAGCACGGATTTTTTAGCCAGAGTCCCATCAGGGCGATGCCATTCAATAGTGGTAAACATTCCTTTGTGGTCTTTGCCAAAACGATACGTATTTACTACATCCCCATGGGCAAATAAATCTGCTTTATGTTGGTTAAATATACTCCAAGGTACTAGATCCGCTGTCTCACCAGTGATTTCTTGAATATTATCAAGCCAATTTTTCCACTCGGTATAAAAGGCACCATCTGGTTCACGAGTTTTCCCTTGCATCCACGCATCCCAAGCAACCTCAAATACTTCTGGATGTGCTCGCCACCAGGCTTCCCACTGTTCCTGCATCCACTGTGTTTCACTTGTAATATCTTGAGGTAAAAGCAGCTTTCCACTAATGTAAAAGTCGACTGCATCAGATTGGCTAGATACCCCGTCAATGGTTTCTTCAGATACAATGACTTGGTCAAATACAGACGTTTGAAAAGATTCACCTGCAGATATAATTTTGTCCCGTAAGACATATGCCCCTGCCAATTTCAGACTGACAGTTTGAGCTGTGTTTGTTAGATTCGTTAAAATGATAGATTTCAAGATGGCTACCCGGTCATTTGGCACTTCGTATAATGATTCAAAACTTGTGGCTAATGTACCTTTACTCAGCCTTACAGCACTCCCCATATTACATCCCTCCCCATGTGTTAATAACGGATTGTCCAATCCTGTGCCAATTACCTTCAGAAACTTCAGCTTCTAAACTTCCACCTACTAGACGCAAGCCGTGAACTCCTTCCTTTATGGTTTTATCTCGGTGTGCTTTAAACTGACTGCGCGGCACAAGGTTCGTGACATCTTGAATATCTTCAAACCAATTCTTCCATTCGGTGTAAAATTCACCCTTGGGTGCTGTCAGTTTATCACTCACCCATGCTTGCCAAACCCTTTGTGCCTCATGGTCAAACCAAATATCCCAGTCCTGCTGAATACGGTCAAACCAGTTTTTCCACTGCATGTAGAATTCTCCACTTGGTGTTGTTAATTTATCACTGACCCAGTTTGACCAGGTCTGTTGAAAAGCGGAGAATTTACTGTTTAGCAGCGCTAAAAATGAGGCATGTTCCATACTGGCATCTTGCTTTTTATCTGTTAAATAGGCTAACCACGCTTCAAATTCCATATCACCATGTGATTTTCTTGCATCCAAATACAGCTGCCACTCGTTGAACAGTTCGGTCGTGTCTACTTGTTCAAATAGATGGGTGACAATGCCACACACTGCAGAGTTTAATCGTTCATCCGTGATCTGGTAGGATTCAATAAAACTTTTTCCAGCCAGCACTTCTACCTGTGCTAAAGATAGTTCATATATATTTTCATCTCTTGTCAGGCTTGGTATTTGTGGATTTTCTGAAGGAATCCCCGTTAATACAAACGCCTTCACATATCGGTTTTCCAACGTTTTATCTAGCCTAATCACCACCCGGTCAATACGGCTATATTCGGCATGAGCCATTGGATGATAAAGTTCTAAAGGCTCGATGTCAATTTTATAAAGATACCCTTCAAGCCAAGCGTAGCCTTGTTTGATGAATGTTCGCATATCTTGTCCAGCTGCACCGACTTGAAGGTTATCGCCTGAACCATTAAAAATACCATTCCGAATAAAACGTCTAAAATAATCTGCGAACTCATCTGCTGTATAATATCTTTCATCCTCACCGTCTACCGAATCAAAAAACATATAACGCTCCAACTTGAGTCCTCCTTTCTACAAGCCGATGTAACGATTTTTCCATTTCACTACTACCCTTGTTTTGATACTGTCATTATTACTTTCATAACTTAAAATATTTTCACCTTTAGCAAGTTGCCAAAATACACTCGCCAAATCAAGATAATGAAAAGCGTTTTCTCCGTTAATTCGGACATATTTATTGCCAAATTCCGTATAAATGGACAGGACATCTTCTTCGCCAAGGCTTCTATTTACTCTAATAAATTCACCCGTACTTATATTTGTAACAGTAGGATTTGTCGCTGGACCATTGAACACAATTTCCACTGGCGTCCCAACATCACCCTCGTTTTCTGCTCTTCTTCTAAATCCACGGTAGGAGAATGTGGTGGGAAGCCTTAGCCCAAACTGCAAGCCACCCATCAAATACGACATCTCTCGACTTTCCGTATACACATCCTGCCAAAACGGCTGATGACAAATAAAAACAAGCATGAACTTTTGATAGTACAGTCCATGCTGTCCCGCATCATTTGGGAATATCGGTGTCGTTTCAACTGTTGCCATAATTTCACGCACAGTAGCTTCATGTTCGTATGTCAGTTTGATAGGTTGTGCGTTTAATGGATTTGTGATTTGTTGCAACAATCGTTTCTTTCCCTGCAGTTCGCTGAGATTTTGACGGGTGATAATCGTTCCTTCAATAGTGATTTCACGTTCATCAAGTGTGCTGTCAAAATACGTAGCACCATGTTGCTTTGGTGCTCTTTGTGTTTCAAATTGTACGTTTACTTCACTCAGACCTGTTATTTTTTCAATATAGAAAGGCGCATGGTTACCTAGTGTGACAGATAACCCTTCCGTATTTGTTAATGTGATTGACGGCATGATCCACCTCCTACCATTCCATCGCCAGTTGACGAGATGTATTTTTTATTTGACGAGCCGTTTCAGTTGGTGAGAGTGGGGTAGGACTGTTAATCGTAATATGTTGTGTAATGCCTTTACCACCGCTCATCATTCTTTTCGTTTCAGCGTCATTATAAATTTGACTGCCTGTTGGAAGTTTGACTAATTCTGGTCCAAGTTCTCCGACCATCGTCCAGCCACCTTGGAAAAAACTTGTTCCACTGAAGTTCTTGGCTGTCTTTTCATCCCCACCCGTCACTTTGGAAATGACCTCTGTTACTTTCTGCACGATACTGAACACTTTCTCTTTTACACTAGTCGCATTCCATTCAAGGATTTTACTGATACCTTCAGAAATCTTCGTCTTGATGCCATCGATACTTGAGGCAACCGCACCTTTTACCAATGCCCATTTTTCAGAAGTAGAAGAGCGGAGCGCCTCCCATTTTTCTACAACATTAGATCTGATTTCTTCAACTTTTGCGAGCGTATCTGTTTTCATGGAGTTCCAACTATTCGCAAGCGTTGTTTTGACGTTATTCCATTTCTCTGAGGAAGCGGATTTGATTTCCTCCCAGCGGTTGATGACATTCTGCTTGATTTCACTCGCTTTTGTAGCGATATCACTTTTCATCACTTGCCACTTCGTCTTGATTTCACCCGTTTCCCAGTCGACTTGATTCACATGTTCTTTCGCTTGGTTTTTTGCTTCTTTAACCACATTTTCATGCATTGATTCAGCTTGTTTCACCGTGTCATCCCGTTGGCGCTTAGCTTCTTGGATCAACTTATCCGCTTGGTCTTTCGTGATGGTTTTTGCCTCATCACGCTGACGGATGATTTCTTTGACCACTTCGTCATACTGTTCTTCTGCATTTTGAACAGTTTTCTGTTTCTGTTCGAGGCTGTTTTTCACCACTTCTACCGCTTGTGTTGCGGTGATTTCTCCAGCCTGTGCCTTCATTCGTTCCATGATGGATTTCGCTTCGACTTCATTTTCCGATAAGACTTGGATGCCCGTTTCAACCATTTCTTTTTGGATGGCATTGATTTCTTCCTGTTCTGCTTTCGTGATGGCTCGCTTTTCGGTAGAAGCAGTTTCTAGTATTTCCTTGATGCGGGCTTCCCCGTCTGCCACAGTTTGTTTACGATTTTCATGTCCTTGCTGCATATTGTTCAGAATTTCTTCTTGTTCCTGCTTGGAAAGCGAAGTGCTGTTATCGACAAATCCTTGAATTTTGGAAAGAGAGTCCTCATGGTGTTGGTCGAGACCCGCTTGGATCTGTTCCGCCATCTGCGAAAAGTTCTCCGTGATACCATCCGCCATTTCCTTCGTTACTTCCTGTCCACTCCAAGACAACTGATTTAATGCTAGAGTTGCTTCATCATTTAATTCTAAAAAACCACCAACTGCTTTCTTTGTAGATTCAGATACTTCATCACCAAACAGCTGTATTTCTGGAATACTCTCCTCAGAAAGATGTTTATATAGTGCAACACCAGCAACCGTTAAAGCAGCAATCGCCGCGACTGCAATTCCAACTGGTCCTGTCAGCACTGTAAAAACTGTCGCCAGTCCGCCAATTGCAGGGGTTGCAGCAGCCGCTCCTGTTGTGACAACAGCTATCGCTCCCGATATAGTAGAAATCACAGAGATGGCTGTCCCAATTCCTGCGATGAGTTTTCCACCGATTAATAAGATAGGACCAATTGCGGCAGCGACCAAACCTAACATCACAATAGTTTCTTGCGTTTTTGGGTTTAAATTACTAAACCAATCGACCGCTTGTTGCAATTTTTCCACTAGCTTTTGTAAGTGGGGAAGAAGGATTTCAAATATTTGTATCCCAACACCCTCAAGACCCGATTTTAAAATAGTCAGTCCACCTTGCAAATTATCAATCATGACATCTGCCATGTCTTTTGCGACACCGTTATATTCCCTTGTCGCTTGAGTAAGTTTTTCATAATCATCATCTGATGCATTAATGATGGCAAGCATCCCACTCATCGCTTCTTTACCAAAGATTGTTGCGGCATATTGGGCTTGTTGTTCTTCAGTTAAACCTGCAAATTTCCCACGTAATTCATCCATCACATCTTTAAATGGGAGCATTTCACCATTAGCATCTGTAATTGAAATTCCGAGCTCACCCATAGCGGTTTTCATTTTATCGGTCGGATTAGCCAAATTGGCGATGGCTGTCTTTAGTGATGTACCAGACTGACTTCCCTTAATTCCCGCATTTGCCATTAAGCCAAGTGCCAGTGCCGCATCTTCGGCAGAATAGCCCATCGCACCAAAAAGAGGAGCCACATATTTAAATGACTCCCCGAGTAATCCAACATTTGTATTTGAATTGGAGGATGCACTTGCGAGTAAATCTGCAAATTCTCCAGCTTGTCTTGCTTCCATACCAAAAGCAGTAAGCGCATCTGTCACAATATCAGAAACCCGACCTAGGTCTTCACCACTTGAAGCAGCTAACATCATGACTCCTTCCAGTCCATCAAGCATCTGACTCGTATCCCAACCTGCCATCGCCATATATTTTAATGCATCGGCAGATTCGGAGGCGCTAAATTTTGTCGTAGCACCCATTTCTTTTGCCTTTTCTTCTAGCCTTTGTAGGTCAGTACCTGTCGCACCACTGATTGCGGCAACCTCACTCATGCCTGCTTCAAAATCAGACCCTACCTTAACAGCTGCAGCACCAAGACCAACAAGGGGAAGTGTCACTTTTGTGGTAAGGTCTTTTCCTACTGACTCCATTTTCTTACCTATTTCTTGCATCTTTTCACCGACTGGAGCGAGTGCTTGGCTCAGTTGTTGCCAGCCAGATGATTGGAGTTTGATTTCCTGATTGACGCTTTGTAGTTCTTGTTCCATACGGGAGAGCTGGGTTTTTGCATTGTTTAATTTGGTTTCAAGTTCTTGTGTCGCCTTCGCATCAGCACCCTTTGTTTCCACAGATTTTTGATGTGCGGCTTCAAGTGCCTGGACTTTTTGCCTTTGAAGTTCTGTTTGTTTGGTTAGGCTATCAGATTTTAATTTTAGTCCATCTAGTTCCTTGCCGTGTTTCCCCATCTCCGTACTTGCTAGACGAAATTCAGATTGCACCTTTCGCATCTCTCGGTTTAGTTGACCAATACCGTTTTGAAAGCCTGTTGAATCAAGTCCAACGACAACATTCAAGTTACCAATTTCTTTTGCCAAAACACCTCACCTCCTTTTGGGCATAAAAAATACACCTACCTTTAGGTGCTATAAAACATCATCGATATACACTTTTTCACTTTTCATTTTTCGAGTAAGTAGTTGTAAATAATACATGATGTCCATTTCATCAATCTCAGGAAGTGTCCAACCTTTATCTAAAAGCGCCAAATAAAACAGGTCAATGAAATCTTGGGGATCCATAGCGTTCCCCTCTAGTCGTTTTTTCCTTCTCCTCCAGTTGTGGCTGAAAGATTCCCAACCACTTCATTGATGCATGCGGTGATGGTTGGGATTAAATCTTTAGACGCAAGACCGTCATACACATCATCTCTAGTGAATTGATTAGAAAATAGGTCGACAATAAAATCGATTAACTTATCTAATTCTTCTGGAGTTAGCTTTTCAAAGTTAATGCCACTTGACACTTCAATGGTTCGTCTAACCATTCTGGCAGAGATGAAACTAGCGACATACGTCTTGTTCCTTAATTTAATCTCCATGCGTTTCATCTCCTTCGGTTTCACTGTCGTCCCCAGGAACATTGACAAACCAGACTTGCGCCCCTTGAAAATCTGTACTTTCTTCGTCAGCAGTTCTTTTCCATTCCCCGTCATAAAGCCTTGGCATAAAAGTCAATTTCAGTTTAGGCATTTTATGTTCCACACTGTCCTTTTTCGTTGAATAATCTTCAGCCATTGATTGTGCGACACCTTTTAAAAGCCACACGTAGCGGTACGTCCCATTTGACTTTAAACTTTTAAAGCCTAGCGCAATATGTGGTGGAACATCCGCTTTATTTTCAATTAGCACACCATCTACAATTTTATTGCCCAGTATTTTTGCCCGTACTTTTAATGGTAAATCAGCTGTTTCGATTTCCACATCAATTTTCCCAAGAGCGGAGATGGATTCCCACAACTGATCATCTGCATAAATCTCCTGCGTGTTTACCGTTGGATTGATGGTCGCATTAATTGCACCGACTAAATCTTCTGGCGGTGCATAGGTAAGTGTTTCTTTCGTATCTTCTTCTAATAGCGCAAAATGTAAATCATTTAATCCGACTTGTGCCATGATGTGACCTCCTTAAAAAATCTCATTACTTTGTGATAGGTTTTCGTATCACTTTCGTATAAATCATAAAAATTTAACTTGGTGAAATGTGCGTTTACCATGTGCTGGTGTACATCTTTCACAATTTCCGTATAATCTGATTTGGACCAGACATCTATTTGAATGTAATAACCTGTCGCAATTTCTTTATCATCCGCGTGTTGTTCAGCTTTATCAAGGTAGGTGAAGAAAGTAATATAAGTGTCAGCTTTCCCTGTATAAGTCTGGAATTTTACTGGAATCTCGATGTCTGAAAGAGCTGATAGAATGTCTTGATTAATACTCATAGGCCTAGACCGTCTTTGATGCTTTTTTCAATGGTGGACATGGCTTCCTCTTTGGAGTTTTCATAACCTCTAGCCATAAAAGGATTGGCTTTCATTTTCGCTGTGCCGAATTCGACAAATTTTCCGTACCAGCCGTCTTTATCTGGGCCAACTTCCACTTGCTTAACTCCGCCTTTTGTCTTCACTCGTGATACCGTAATGCCCCCTTTTAATTTCCCACTTCGGACGGGAGCTTCATTTACAATCGAATTTTTTACAATATCCCCGGCTTCTTTTAAAGCACTGTTTTCAATTCTTGACCCTGCTTTTCCGAGCGTTTCTAATTCAGCTAGTAATTGATCCATTCCGTCTACCTTCATATCAGCCACTGATGTCCACCTCCATTGCTTTAATTTCAAGAAATCTATTGTCGAATTTGATATTGTCGATTGCGGTAATGTTGTAAGACTTTTTATTAAATAAAATTCGCATGGTTGTGTCTACATCATTAAAATAACGAACAGTAAATTTGACGGTCTGTTCGGCTTGTACTGCTTGAGCCGCAAAATATTCACGTCCGTGAAGATTCGTGACATGTGCCCAGACAGTTTTGACATCTTCCCACGCTTCCACATCAAACCCATTTTCATTGGTGGTGATGGATAACTTTTGAAACGTAATTCTTTTATTTAAAGCGCCAATCTCCATATCATCACCAGCTTTCCTTACGAAGATTGGCTAACATATAGGTCATAACCTGTACCGTTTCGGTAATACTGCCACTTTCATTTTTCATGTAATAATAACTGCCTTCACGTTTTTCATACATATTGGCAACACAATAAAGAATGGCTTGAATCACTACTTTGGGAACTTCAGTGTAATCAGACAGTGGAAACCGTAAAATATCTTCACAAATTTCTTCTGCACTTAAAATAAAATGGGTGATGAGTGTATCTTCCTCATCCCCATCAATTCTTAAGTAAAGTTTCGCTTCTTCTAATGAAATGACCATACACTCACCACCCTTTTATTAGGCTTTCATTTTTAAAATCTTAACGGCTTCCGGGAGAATTAATCGCCCATCCACTCGTTCTTTTGCGACAAAACCAACCATCCCGTTACCCGCAAACAACTCTTTTAATTCAGCGAATGAACGTGAACCACGGTCACCGATGTTGTAATAACTAAAATCACCAAAAGCAATGACAGGATTTCCTGCTGCTACAGTTGGAACATAAGCGGATGTATACACTTTATAGCCGAGTAATGTGTCTGGCTCACCTGCTTGATAAGACGGCTGCCAAATGTAAGCACCATTCCCGTCTTTTAATTTTCTAAGAAGAGCTAGAGTCGCATCATTCGTGATAAAAACTGCATTTTTACGATACGGTCGTTTTAGTGAATAAATGAGATCCAATACTTCATCTGCAGTAATGGCTTTTATTCCTGCGGCAGTCACTCCAATTTCTCCACCTTCAGTTGGATGGAAGATACCTGTTGGCTTTCCAGTACCATCACCATTTAAGAAGGCATCTTCTTCTGCGTTCGCAAGCGCTCGTGCAAATTTATCAAGAATGTAATTTTCTAAGTTGAAAACATTATCATAAAGCAGTTCTTCCGTAACTTTTACTGCGACATGAAGTTTATGGGCATCAAGATTAATCTGGTCAAATTTCGCATTGCCAAATGTTAATTGACCACCTTCATCAATCCAGGCAGCGGCAGGTGTTGTTGCGGCAATATTGATTTTTCTTTCAGCACCCGTTTTAATGATGGTAGATAATTTACGCATGATATTTTCTTCTTCAAGTCCTTGTATTAACCGATTGTCATATTCAGTAGGAACTAAATAACCGCCATCGGTGTCAACACCTTCTTGAAGCACATTATCGACTCTTCTAAAATTTGACCGTAATGCAGTGAGCATTGATTCCTTATAGGCATTTGAAGCAAATCCTGTTTTAGCAGAATCATCTTTTTCTTTATAAGGCTGATTCACAATCGCAGTATTCGTTGCTTTTGAAAGTTCAAGATCCATTAAAGATTGTCGTTCAAGTCGGTCAATTTCTTTTCCAAAAGCCAATACTTCTTGTTCCATCTGTTCGTAGGTGGCTGTATCTTCAGGAGAAAGCAGCCCTTTTTCATTTTTCTTTTCATCTAAAAAAGCCTTGGTTTTATCCCAAAGCTTCGCACGTTTTTCTCTTAGTTCTAAAATTTTATTCATTCTGTATAACCTCCAATTATTTAAGTAAATTTAATCTTGTCGAAAGTTCTTTATATGAAGTACCATTAAGGGCATTTTCCTTTTTTGGTAACTTATTTAATATTGAATTCACTGCGACCATATGGCTAAATGCGGTTGCTTCACTTGCCATATCATTGCCTTCATTTTGAAACATAATTTTATCTGCGAAGCCTAACTCCACAGCCTTTTTCGCATTGAACCATGTTTCCTTATCCATAAGGAGCGACAGTTCATTTCTTGAAAGATTCGTCCTAAGTTCATAAGCGTTAATAATGCTTTCCTTTACTTCTGACAACATGGCACTTGCCTTCTCCATTTCATTCACGTCACCAAAAGCGACCGTGAGTGGGTTGTGGATCATCATTAAACCAGTCGGTGAAATGTGTACTTCTGTACCTGCCATGGCAATGATTGACGCAGCACTTGCGGCAATCCCATCAATCTTCACAGTGACGTTTCCCTTGTAGTCCATTAACATATTGTAAATTTGTGAAGCTGCGATGCAATCTCCGCCTGGTGAATTGATCCATACAACAATGTCACCCGTTCCATGATGCAATTCATCTTTAAACAATTTCGGTGTAATTTCATCCCCGTACCAGGTTTCTTCTGAGATAACCCCATTTAAAAATAAAGTTCTACCAGCTTCATTCTTTGTCCAATTCCAAAACTTCTTCAGTTTCATCACCCCCTAATTTCGCATACGCACCCACATCTTTGAGTTTCAGCATATTTCCGTTCACCATATAAATATTTCCCCCTTCCTCGTCTGAAATAGGGTTCATGTTTTCTAGACTTCGGACATCATTTGGTGACATAAAGCCATTTTGAATACCGATTGAATAACCTTTCATTCTTGATTCATAGTCACCACGAAGCAGTCCATCAACGACAAAACTTACAAAATACTTCTCTCTTTCTTCTTCAGTAAATAAGGCTTTATTGATGGATTGTTCGATGCGAACCAGCCAAGGTCGAATCGTATGAACGACAAAACTAATTGACTGGTGTTCAATATTTGAGAATGTCGCTCTTTCTAGATCGCCAACTAAGTGGGGAGGGACTCTAAATATCCTGCATATTTCCTCTGTTTGGTATTTCCGTGTCTCTAAAAACTGTGCTTGTTCTGGCGGAATACCAATAGGCGAGAACTTCATTCCTTCTTCAAGCACTGCCACTCTGTGGGCATTGGATGTTCCTTGATAGACTTGATTCCAGCTATCCCTTACTCTCTTAGGGTCTTTTACAACTCCCGGATGTTCCAAAACACCACCTGGATTTGCGCCATTTGCGAAAAACTTAGCACCATATTCTTCAGTGGCCAGTGCCATACCAATCGCATTTTTAGCCATCGCAATTGGAGAGTAACCAATCAGACCGTCAAACCCGAGTCCTGGAATATGAAGAACATCGGTATTCCTTAGATGGTGGTCTTGTCCGTCACTGTGGTATAGGTAATAAATTTCACCGTTTTCTGCTCTTCTCACTTCCATTTTGTCAGGAAGAAGGGGATAAAGAGCGATTACTTTACCACGTCCATCTCGAATGATTTGAGAGTAAGAATTTCCCCATAATAAAAGATGACCCATCAGTGTTTCACGAAACACAAATGAAGTCATCTCAGAATTGGGTGAATCGGAAAGCAATGTGTATATTGGGTGACCCCTTGCTTTTTCCTTCCCGCTTTCATTATTCACATACGTGTGAAGTGGAAGGGAAGCAATCGTCTCAGCAAGGATTCGAACGCAAGCATATACAGCCGTTGTTTGCATAGCTGTTCTTTCATTGACTGTTTTCCCACTGTTCGTGGATCCAAAGAGAAAATGATAAGTAGAACCAAACAAACTGTTCTTCGGTTCAGCCCTTGGTTTGAATAATTTTGAAAATATATTGATACGATTCACCTCCTAAAAATGGGCATAAAAAAAGCACCTCTGATGAGATGCCTTGAATGCCTTGAATATATTTTTCATTTTATTGTTGTTTATAGGAAAACGATTGATTGAGTTCATATCCTACTAACGTATTTGCGATAATTTGAGAACTATGCAATTTATCAATGCCTGTTAAAATATCATCTTCAGAAAATCTGCTTGCTTTATCTTCTGACCATTGTTTAAATTTGGTCACAATTTCATCTTGTGACAGAGTCCCGTTTTCTTTTAATAAATACGTAATGGTAGAAGCACATTCTAATTCATGATTGGTATCGAATGTATTTACATAATCTGCGGCTTTCTTTATAAACGGTTGCATAGTAGCCAGTTGTGATTCCACTTTATTGCTCACAATTTTATTATACAAAATACCATAGGCTTCTTGTGTGTTTTTAACCCCATGATACTTCTGGAATTCTCTAATATTTCTGCTAATAATAGCAATTGAATTATCGTAGGGGCCATATTTATGCCTTGTAAAATTGAAATATTGCTCCCCAGAAAAAACGTCCATATAGAATGCGGTCTTTTGAAGTCGTAACGTATCAAATTTCTTGAGGTGATCTTTTATATCCATTAAAACAAGCCCAGATAAACTTAATTTAGGTTCAGCTTTTGGTTGTGATACGTAATTTTGAGACGGTTCGTAGATTAAAATTTGGACATTTTCATCAACAACTGATAATTTTTTCTCAATTACCGATTTCACATCATTCCAAATCAAACCACCATTTCCACTTCCTAAAGGTGGGATAGCAATCGACTGAATGTCCAATTGTTCTATTAACTTCACAAGCTCATCCAAACCTTTTTCTACATACTCCATCTTTGACTTAGCCCGCCACTTATTTTTAGTCGGGAAATTAATAATAATTTTACTGTCTTCCACGAAATGGTGAAGTTTCCCAATTTGCAACTCCTCCGTTTTGCAGGCTTTGATATAGTCTTTATTATTATTGGGAAATTGCATCTTAAACTGATAAGCAATTCCTTTTCCCATGTAACCTTCACAATTTACAGTATTCACTAGTGCATCTGCTGACGATTTTAATAAATCACCTGTAGTATAGATAATCACGTTTTCACCCCACTTCCTTTATTTGATTTTTCTCATAACCATGGGCCGACATCTATAAATGGCGGAGTATTTGTAATTCCTTCAGACCGTAATTTTTCTCTAACAATCGCTTTCGTTTCTTCACTTTTTACATAAATACAATGAAAAAGCTTGGCAGGCACAATTAACGGTGTTAAACATTCAGCCATTTTGACACTCTTAGCATACGGCTCTTCCGTACCAGGTGTGTGCATCGTATCCCAATCAATTTTTTCAAAACCTACATCATAATCATATAATTGAAAGCCCTCTTCAGTGTTAAGTGGATGTCTTGGTAGTATTTTAAAATTATTACTTTTAGCCAAGTCCCTTTTAATACAAATATATATAAATTCTTCATCGGAGTATGTGTTTTTTACAGCAACATCAAACGATGAATAAGGATGAAAATGAAATGGTGTATATTCATCAAGTCCAAGTAATGTTCGCTTTGAAATGATCTCTTGATCAGCAATATCAAAAAATTGAACATCATGATCTTTTACTAATTTCCTTGAAACTAAACCATGTTTAATTATGGAATCTAAATTTGATAACCTTGTTAAATGATACAATAACTTACGTTCCTTTATACGTCCCATCCCCATATTTCTAATCCCACCTTAATATGATACCGCTACTATATCAAGTAGTGTTTTACTTCTATTGTATCATAGTCAGGTATGATCAAGGTGAATTTAGCATCGTAGCACTACAATAGTAATATCCCACGCTCATCATAAACAGAGCCGATTGTTCCACTTCTACGGATTGCCCTGTCAAGTGCCATTACTGTTGCCACAGCTCCATCAATTTTCTCTGTTGATTTTTCTTTATCAGGTTTAATGTTCCCCGCAGGGTCGGTTCGAACATGAATGTTGTCCATCATCCAACGTAAAACAGGATGACCACCATGCGCCAATTTTTCTTCCAGTGTGAGCTTCATTAATTCTTTTGATGAAGGGCTCATGTCTTTAAATCCTTGTCCAAAAGGAACAACTGTAAATCCTAGCCCTTCCAGGTTTTGAGTCATTTGAACTGCGCCCCATCTATCAAAAGCGATTTCCTTAATGTTGTACTTATGCCCTAATTCTTCAATAAATTTTTCAATAAAAGCGTAATGCACAACGTTACCTTCTGTTGTTCGAATATGCCCTTGCTTTTCCCAAATATCATAGGGCACTCGGTCACGATTCACCCGCTGTGTGATATTTTCTTCTGGAATCCAAAAGTACGGTAAAACAACATACTTATCATCTTCATATTCAGGAGGAAACACCAAAACAAATGCAGTGATATCTGTTGTTGATGCAAGGTCTAATCCTGCATAGCATTCTCGACCAATTAAACTGTCGGGATCAACTGGAAAAGCACACTTATCCCATTTCTCCATCGGCATCCAACGTACAGATTGTTTCACCCACTGATTTAAACGCAATTGTCTAAACAAGTTTTCTTCAGCGGGATTTTGTTTCGCACTTTCACAAGCCTGTTCGACTTTTTCAATATCAACGGTAATACCGAGTGATGGATTTGCTTTCTCCCACACTTTTGGATCCGTCCAATCATCACTTTCATCTGCACCATAAATAACAGGATAAAAAGTTGGGTCAATCTTTCTTCCATCAAGTACATCTTTTGCTTTTTGATGGACTTCATAACAAATCGAATGTTGATCATTTCCCGCAGTTGTGATTAAAAAGTACAGTGGTTGTTTTCTCGCATCACCCGAACCGTGCGTCATAACATCGTATAGCCTTCGATTGGGCTGTGCGTGTAGTTCATCAAATACAACCCCGTGGACATTCAGCCCGTGTTTCGTGTAAGCTTCAGCTGATAGGACTTGATAAAAGCTACCCAAAGGCTTATAAATTAATCTCTTTTGGGAAAGAACAGGTTTAATTCTTGCTTTGAGTGCTGGGGACTGTTCGACCATATCAACTGCCACATCAAATACGATAGAGGCTTGTTGTCTGTCGGATGCACACCCGTAAATTTCGCCACCATGTTCAAAATCGCCACAGGTTAAAAGGAGAGCAATTGCAGCAGCAAGCTCCGACTTTCCTTGCTTCTTCGCAATCTCAATATAAGCCGTGTTAAATTGACGGTAGCCATTCGGTTTCATAATGCCAAAAATATCTCGAATAATTTGTTCTTGCCAATCAATCAAATCAAAATTCTTTCCAAACCATTCACCTTTTGTGTGTTTTAAGCAGTTAATAAAATTCACTGCCAGATCAGCGGATTCCTCGTTGTACACCGACCCATCAGCTTTATAAATTGTTGGTTTATAGTTTACAAGCTTTCGAATCGTCACCGCCTCCCTTTTAGCATAAAAAGAAGAACTCCTAAGAGCCCTTCTTAAAGCCTAACTATTTAATTCTTTTCTTCACCTGTCAAAATAAAGTGTACATAATCTAATTTATGGTTTTCAATGTAAGTCAAAAGTTCTGTGTACCCCTCACGAAAAGCAATCGCCATGACAACTGGCACATCAAACATATTCGTTTCACCAGAGTCTCTTATCGCAAGCAGCTGTTCTTTTATAGTAGGGTTCATTCATCATCCTCCTCAAAAGAATCAGCTACCGCTTTTTTTAGATTCGCTACATCAAAGCCCGCACTTTTGTACCCGTCCAAAATGATACTGTAATAATAACCGCTTGGTTGATTCAGTGGTCTTCCTTCGTTCATAATGTACACCATCGTTTGTACCATTTTCCCGTCCAGTTTTACTTTTATCGTTTCTTTTCGGTACAAAACTGGCCAACCCTCATAACGGTCAAGTGCCTTTTCGTCTGTCGGCGTAATTTCCCACACAAGCGCTTGTACACTTTCACCCTTGCATGGCTCGATGGTGGCAACTGCGCCTTCACGTGCCCCCCTAAAAACAAGCCTCTGCCCTTCTACAATCGTACTTCCAACAACTGCTGCGGTTGGGCAGCGATGTTTCATTTGTTCTAAATTAAGATTGGATCCATAGGCGAGATACAATTTGTTTTTACTCATAGTCGTCACTCTCCATTTGTTTTGTGGGCGGCTCAGGTCTTAGTTGACCTGAAACCGCCATGCTGATGATCCTGATAGTAGCTTCGTTAAATGTTCCCGGCAATTTTTGAATTCTTCTCCGACCAGACCGATTCTGTTAAGGTAGGTTCTCATGGCGAACTTTTCATTTTCAACTTGCGGCTTTATGGATGAAGCGCTCTTTTGTGTGAGTGCTTGGTTATTCATGGCTAGGGCTAAAACAATGTAGCTTCTGATTTTGCCTGCGTGTAACACGCTGTTGAAACCCCTGAGTTCCACTGTTCTATTTCTTGTGAAAAAGCTGTGTAAGTTTAGGAAATGATAGCGGCTGTTATGGTAATGCCTGCTTCTGCTTTCACTGTAACCTTCGTACCAAATATCCTCAATTTCTCGCATTGTTTTAGGCTTTTTCTTGTTCAGCTTTTCAACCAAAAGGCTGTCCATCTTTTTGCAATAATGCATCCGTTCTTGCCCAATCTCTAAGGCTTTGTAAAAAAGGTCGTTTCGGCTTGCGACAATGTTGATAAAGTTGCGGATGCTTCTCGGTGTGTGTGGACTCCCGTCTAAATGAATGTGTATGCCGCAAGTTGCGTTTGTGAAGGCTCCCGCTTTTCGTATCTTCCGAATTAGTTCTTGCAACGTTTCAATGTCTTCGCGGTAGGTTAAAATCGGGCTGACTATTTCTACGCTGTATCTGCGGTCGGCATTTGTCCGTCTGCCTCCTCGGCTCACTTGTGTGCGAATGCTTCCGTCATAAACAAACTCCCAAATGCGCCCGTCAGGTGTTTTCACTTTCTTCTTGTCGTAATAAGTGCCGCCTTCGATGTACTCTCCTCCGAGAAAATCAGCGGCAACCTTTGCGGCTTTTTCTCTTGTGATGCCTGTGAACTCAATTTCGATGCCGAATTTTGTGTTGAACATTTTCCTCGCTCCCTTTCAAAGTGTGTTTTTGTTACATACATACATCACTCTAAAAGGCTTATATAGCAAGGTTTATCCGTTCATAAACACATTTTTTTAATGAAGTTGTACACATTTGTCTATTCCTAATAAAACAACGCGTGTATTTCTTTTATATCCATTTAATCAACCACCTTTCAAAATGATACTTACATCTATCACTCTAAAAGCAATCTTTAGCAAGTTATATGGAGAGTTTTACTGAATTTCTTTTTTCGCAATACCAGCTAACACAAAAAAGACGCACGGCAATGCGACTCCATTTCCCCACATTTTATATTCGGCAGTATCAGAATGTGGTTGATTTAACCACTTCAAGATTTGCTTTCTTGTTTTGGGTCGTTTATTTTTACTAACGAGTTGTCGATGTGTTTCCCAGACTTGCTCCCAAAAAACGATCTCATCTTCACTCGGATTTTCTTCTTGTAAATTGTTACACCAATCGTCTGGGAAGCCTTGAAGTCTAGCGCATTCTGTTGGTGTTATTCTTCGGACTAGTATATGGTCATCATTCACAAGTGGTGGATCTTTATAATCGGTGGCAACTAATGTACTTGCGAGTTCTTCCTCAGCGGTTGTAAAATGCGAATTTTTACTAGACGAATAAGTACATTGTTTTGTGCTTACAATCGCAATTCCACCTTGATTGCTGTCGGGAATGTTTCCTGATGTATCAATTGTCCGTGATATGTCACTTTCATAAACATTCGCCCGCACATTCCTAGTCCCTTCAGACGTAAAGCGAACATCATAGGTTTTATGTTGATTTAAAACAAATGACTGATTATTGCCACCCGTCCCGTATAAAGAAACCACTGTTTGTGCAACGTCAACGGGTCCTTTAATCCTGGCATCTCTACCATGATTATCAAATACGAGTGGAGGATGATTTGATTGTGCCCGTAATGTTGCGGTAATGCCATTTGTCACATCCATACGACTGCCACCTTGGTCGTTTAAGCAGAGTTCGCTTGTTTCTCCAGTGCTTGCTTTAATATCGGCGGCAGTTCCTTGCCCCTTTTGGCAGCTCGCCTTAAGATTCCCTGACATGCCCTCTCGCTCAAATAATATTTCGGATGCACCTTGTCCAGTAAAATCTGCGACAAGAAAGATTCGTTTTCTTCGCTGGGGTACTCCCCAATATTGCGCATCAAGCACTCGCCAGGCAATTGAGTAATCAGCTGCCAACAATTCTCCTGCGTTTTCCCATTTGTCTGGTTTAGGGATAGTAACTTTCTCGGTCTTAACCTTACAGAATTCTTCGAGGACACTTCTGAAATCTTCTCCTTTGTTGGACGAGAATGCACCGCAGACGTTTTCCCAGACTGCGTACTTTGGATATTCGCCATTTGTTTTACACCTCAATTCTTTTATAACTCGAATCGCTTGATAGAACAGGGAGGACTGTTTCCCGTCTAACCCTGCACGTTTTCCCGCAATGGATAAATCCGTACAAGGTGAACCGAATGTAATAATGTCCACTGGTTCAATTTCAGCCCCGTTAATTGAACTGATGTCCCCTAAATGTTTCATTTGGGGGATGCGTTTTGTGGTGACACGAATGGGAAATGGCTCTACTTCAGATGCCCATTTTGGGGTGATTCCACACTGTAAACCTGCGAGTGGAAAACCACCTGAACCATCAAAAAGCGAACCTAAGGTCAGTTCACGCACTAGCACTCACCCCAAGTTCGCTATAAGAGATTTTTTGATTATCACGAATGACATACACATCTTCATCAGACCCGACTTGCTCGATGTATCTTTTAACGATGACGTCACAGTATTTTTCATCGAGTTCAATCGTGTAACATATACGGTCAGTTTGTTCTGCGGCAATTAATGTCGAACCTGATCCGCCAAATGGATCCAGTACGATACTATTCGTTAAACTAGAATTTGTAATCGGATAGGCAATTAAAGGTACAGGTTTCATCGTTGGATGGTCAGCACTTCGCTTTGGTTTATCAAATTCCCAAATAGTCGATTGCTTTCTGTCTGAATACCAACGATGTCTGCCTTTCTTTTTCCAACCAAATAATATCGGTTCATGTTTCCATTGGTAAGGTGATCTGCCAAGCACGATGGATTGCTTTTTCCAAATACAAGTTCCTGATAAATAAAAACCAGCTTCTTCAAATGCCCTGCGGAAATTCAAACCTTCAGTGTCCGCATGAAACACATAAATACTGCCATCTTTCGACAAAGCATCTTCTGTATTTGTAAAAGCATCTAAAAGAAACTGGTAAAATGTATCTTTTGCCATATTATCATTTTTAATTTTCCCTGCACTGCCCTCATAGTCAACATTGTAAGGTGGATCAGTGACAACTAAATTTGCTTTTTTATCTTCCATCAAAAGGTCGAAGGTTGCTTTTTTCGTACTATCCCCGCACACTAATCGGTGTCTTCCAAGAAGCCACACATCACCAAGAGCTGAAGTGGAAGGTTTCTCCAATTCACCATCGACATCAAAGTCATCATCTTCCACACCTTCTGTATTATTCAGTAATTTATCCAGTTCATCTGCATCAAAACCAACCAAGTCTAGGTCGAATTCAAGCTCTTGTAAATGTTCGAGTTCTACAGCTAACAAGGCTTCATCCCAACCTGCATCTTCAGCTAGACGATTATCTGCGATAATATACGCTTTCTTTTGTGCATCACTAAGATGGTCGACATAAACACAAGGAACTGACTTCATACCATTTGCTTTAGCAGCTAAAACCCTGCCATGCCCTGCGATAATATTATGTTCTCGGTCTATTAAAATCGGATTGATGAAACCAAATTCTCTTAAACTAGATTGCAACTTTTTAAGTTGATGCTCGCTGTGTGTCCTAGAATTATTTGCATAAGGCACAAGTTTTTCAATCTCGATTTGTTGTAATTCTTCTGTATAACGATTCTTTTGACTCAATCTCTTTCACCCCTAACACATTAATTTTCTAAGCCCTTTACTTGCACCTTGAACATCACCTGCCATGGCTTGTCCACGAATTGTTTTATATTGTTGTTTGGTTAGCTTTTGTTTTTGATGATTTAAATCCTTTAAAAATACGTGTAGTGTCATTTGTTATCTCCTTTTCCGCCCCGATAGTAAGGCTTCCATCATGTCATCTTGTGGGTTGCCAATAAATTCTGTCGTACAATTTTGCTTCACAATATCAAATATTTCATACCACAAAAGGTTAGCTTGTTTTAAAAAGGACTTGCTCATCTGTACAAATGGACTTGAAATGGCACCGCCTGTCGTTGGGTGTTTTCCCAGCAACCCATATGTACTGATTGCTTCTTCGCACTGAATATACCTTGTAAAAGCTTGGGCATAAGATTCGATTAATCTAGGGTTAACAAGCTGTTCGCATCCCCTTGCTTTTAGCCAGTTCCATGTTTCTATATATAAAAGGTCTGCCCCTAGTGGCTGTCCGTCTCTTTGTTGTGCGCTTAAGTAATCGCTTGGGTGTGGCATTTCTTCACCAGTAAAATATGAATCAACTTCTAACTCACTACCTTCAAGCCTTGATTCAGGTTGTATGTCTGGAATTTCTAGTATTTTAGCTGGTTGCCCTTTTGCGATTTTTTCATGAAGTGGGGAAGGTTTATCGCCTGCCCGAGCCCTTCTACCGCCCCTGTAAGTTCCGTCCCTAGCCATTTTTTCACCTCAATTTCTCTCACGGGGGTTAATACCCTGTTTGAAATGGACTTTTTTTGCGTGACCCCACCCGTCCGTTGTACGTTTGTAAGGGTTTAGAGATAGATACCCCCCTACCCCCACCTATCTCCCTCACGTGCTGAGATGGATGAGTGACAAGGAGTGCAAACAGACATCAAGTTACTCTCATCATGCGTTCCACCCCTTGACAGCGGTAGGATGTGGTGTACTTCCTGTGCAGCTGTCAGCTTTCCCTTTCGTTTGCATTCCTCACAGAGTGGGTTGGCTTTGATGAAGCGGTCACGGATCTTTCGCCACGCACGACCGTACCGTTTCCTTGTTGCAGGGTCACGTTGGTATCGTTCATACCTTCTTGCTTCTTCTTTGGCATGTGCCACGCAAAAACGTTTGTGCGTTAACTCAGGGCAACCAGGTTGAGAACAAGGTCGCTTTGGTTTTCTTGGCATCACTTTCACCTCCAACACAAAAAAGCCATCGCAAGGATTCCCTCACGAAGGCTTTCTCGAACATTTTTCTATACTAATACCGTATCACGCTTACATCAAAAAGCGTTCACGGTTTTACTCAATTTTGAGTAAAACATTAATGTTTATTAAAAATGCCCCCAAGAGAATATAAAATCTCTTAGGGCAATTTACATTTTTCGTTACTTTAACTATATCAAAAATCGCAACTCTCATTCTATAACATTTACTCTCATCTTTACGAAAACGTGACTTTTTTTAGAAAAGTGGGAGGAACTATTCCACTTCTCGCTACTTTAACTATACCAAAGATTAAAACTCTCATTCCATAACATTTACTCTCATCTTTATGAAAATGTGATATGGCTGGAAAGTAAAATTTATTGACAGCCCTCCCTATACGGTGTATATTTAAAGTAACAAATCCCACAGGCCTCTGTCTTAGACATGCACACTAGCTGGGCTTTTTTAATTTAAGGAGACAACAATGTCAGATACAAAGCCTTTTTTTATCAATCGATAAGCAGATAGAGCTATTACGCTCCCGTGAACTGGTTATAACTGATGAGCAGTACGATAAAGCAAAAGATTTTTTATTAAACAACAACTATTATCGTGTTAGTGGTTATACACTAACAATGCGACATAACGATACTTTCACTGAAAATGCTTCACTTGATAAATTAATTCAAATATATGAAGCAGACAAGCGGATGCGGCAGACAATACTTTCAGTTATAGAAGTCATTGAGGTTCGTCTAAAGTCAATGCTTGCTTACTATCATTGTGAAAAGTATGGTCCTACTGGTTATTTAGACATCAATACCTTTAATTGCATGGATAGAAATAGAATAAACATTCACACAGTAGATAACTATCTATATATAACTAGAAAAGCCGCATCACAAAAAAATGCCATGACCGATTCTGAACCTTTTATCAAGCACCATAAGGAAAATAAAAAAGATATTCTCCCATTTTGGGTTTATGTTGAAATATTAACGTTGTCCGACATATCCAAACTATACTCAATTTTGGATTACGTAACGCAAAAGAAAATAGCCTTCCAGCTCGGTTTTAGGCATTCAAACGGTCACGAAATACTCGAGAACTTATTACATTGTGTCACCATACTTAGAAATATTAGTGCGCATGGTGGTCGTTTATATAACAGACTTTTCACAAGAAAGCCGCGACTTTCGAGGAGAGAAAAGTCATTTCTGCTAACTACTGAAGATGGACATATCATCAATGACAGACTTTTTTCATATATTTTAGTTCTTAAATCACTATCTCCTTCTAATGATTTCCAATTAGTTAGAGAACACCTAATTTTAATAAACGAAAATTATCCACTCATTGATTTCTTTCAATACGGCTTTCCTGAAAACTGGAAAGAAATACTGTAATAAAAAGATACTGCTTGCGCATACTATAAAACAATAGATCCTACGAGCTTGAAAAAGCGCAATACTGTAGGCCAATTCTAAACCCACTTAGTTTTTTTCTAAGTGGGTTTGTTACTTTATCAAGTTTAATAAATTCTATACAAAAGTGTGATTTACGTTTTCACTCAATTTATGGTGAAAATGTAGTAATTATTAAAAACACCCCAAGAGATCATAAAACCTCTTAGGGCATACTTCATTTTTCACTACCTTAACTATATCAAAAGCTGAAACTCTCATTCAACAACATTTACTCTCATCTTTTTGTGGAATCGATATTTGATTTAAAGCACGACTGTGAAGACGGTAGATGTGCTGAATGCTGTATTTCATTTCGACTGCGATTTGTTCCCAAGAACAATAATTCAAATACCGTTTTTCAAGAAGTGTTTGGAGTTCTTTATCATCCACCGCTTGAATCACTTGGATGATTTCTCTTTTCAAATCAACGAGGGTATCGATGTCTTGGTTGATGCTTTGTTGTAAGTCGATAATTTTAACGACAATGTCTTCTAGTGATGATGTGCTTATACTTTTGTGTTTAGGCATATCCGTTAAAGTTGATGTGGCTTTCGTTGCTAGTGCGTTTAAAGCATCCACTTGTTCTAGTTTGCTGTCAATACGTTGATCCAAATATAACGCTTGAGATAAATAATACTTTGGTGTCAAGCCCTCACCCCCAAGTTTGCCTTTACTGCATCAATTAAAGCTGATTGTGTAAAATTCTTTTTATTTAACGCATCCATGACACGCTCATCCATTGTGCCTTTAGAGATTAAATGATGAATGACAACGGTGTCTGTTTGCCCTTGCCGATAAAGACGGGCATTTGTTTGTTGGTAGAGTTCAAGACTCCATGTTAGTCCGAACCAAACCAGTGTTGAACCACCTGCTTGTAAATTCAAGCCATGTCCTGCAGATGCTGGGTGGATTAGGGCGATTGGAATGTCACCCTTGTTCCAGGCTTTAATATCATCAGATGTTTTTATCTGTTTTGCTTTAAAGCGTTTTGTTATCTTTTCTAAATCGTGCTTAAACCAATAAGCAATTAAGACAGGTTTACCGTTCGCCGCTTCGATTACATCTTCTAAAGCATCTAGCTTTTTATCATGTATTTGAATGACAGAACCGTTATCGTCATACACAGCACCATTTGCCATTTGCAGAAGTTTATTAGATAGTGCAGCGGCATTGGCTGCTGTAATTTCATCTTCTTCAATCGTTGCGACTAGATCCCGTTTCATCACGTCTAAAGTTTTCATTTCCTTTTCAGACAGTTGGACTGCTACTTCATTCATCACCAGTTGGGGAAGCGTAAGATAATCTGTGCCTTTCATGCTGATGGTGATATCAGCAATTTTGTCATATATCGCTTCTTCAGCACCTGGCTTTGGCTTATAAGAAAAAACCATGTGTTGATTTCTTTTATCAGGGTCGAAATACACTTCACGAAAACGTCCGATAAACTTACCAAGCCTTTCACCCATATCAAGCAGGCGGTACTCTGCCCATAAATCCATTAAGCCATTTGACGAAGGTGTCCCAGTTAAACCGACCATCCTTTTTACTTTCGGTCTCACTTTCATCAAACTTTTAAATCGTTTTGACTGGTGTGATTTAAAGGACGACAATTCATCAATCACGACTGTGTCATAATCAAAAGGAAAGGATGTATCCTCAATTAGCCACTGGACATTTTCACGATTGATAATATAAATATCCGCCTGTTGAGCTATGGCTCTTTTTCGAGCTTTTCTATCTCCAACAACAAGGGAGTATTTCAAATCCTTTAGGTGCTGCCATTTTTCTATTTCTGTTGGCCATGTCGATTTTGCAACTCTTAAAGGCGCAATGATTAAAATCTTATGTGCATCAAAGCTATCAAATAATAAATTTTGAATGGCTGTTAATGTAATCACTGTTTTACCTAACCTAAGCCCATATCAAGGAATATGGCGGAGATAGGGTTATTTTCAATATAGCGAGTCGCATATCTCTGGTATTCATGTGGTATGAACTTCATCTGGCATCACCTCCTGCAATTGCTCCGAGTATTTCAGTAATTTGGCTGTTATCATCAAGAACAAAAACTTGAAAGCCTAATCCCCTTAACAACTTATGCCTTGATAGTTGAAGAGGTCGTGGCTTTTTTCCTGGACGCTTCACTTCAACAAAACCAATCTTCCCTTTTGGCAGTAAAACAAGTCTATCTGGCATCCCAACAAATCCGGGACAAGTTAACTTTAAGCACAAACCGTTGATGGCTTTTACTTCTTTCGTCAATTTTTGTTCGATTGCTTTTTCTTTCATAGACATTCACCTTTTTTATTTTGATACAAACCCTTGGTACATCAATGTTTTCAGGGAAGTAGTGTATGTCTTTGATGGTCTTCTATATAACTATATATATATATTTATTTTTAAAATCCCTTATATAAAAAGTTATAATAGAGACCTTCCTAGACATACACTTTTACATTAAGCAAATTCTGATTTTAGCTTTAACCCCTTGATAATGACGCCTTTATTCGTTCTTTTCCGTTCAAACTCTCTGCTATCAAGGGCAGTATAAAAATCTGTAGTAGACCTTGTGAACTCGCCCATTCTAAAACAAAATGCACGATACTCATCATAGACTTCGCCCGATTTCTCAGTGTAGTTCTCATCTATTTCACAACATTCATCTAAGAAATGCTGAAGCCAGTTATTGTTTTCTTTGTACACATTAATCGCATCTTGCACTTTTTTAGGTGGTTTCACTTTATAGTCGTCATCAATAATCTTTTTTGCACCTTCAATGATCCAGGTTAAAATAGCACCGCCTGCATGATGAATAAGGTAATCGGTGTAGTTTTTGATGTCACTATTTCCAGTAATCTTTGCTTCAAATGGAATGACAATCAATCTTCGCCATGTTCCTTCATCAAGCGCACCCACTTTTGGCAAATGGTTGGTGTACAAAACAAGCGTATGACTCGGTACATATTTAAACGGATCTTTATATTTTTTCTCCGCAGTGATTTCATCAGTAGAACAAAGCTGCTTAATATTGGATGTGTTTAGCCGCATGCCTTCTTCAAGTTCTGCCGCAATCAACAGTCTTTTTCCTTTCGCTTCTGCAAGTTCAGGCTTCACATTCCTTCTGTAACCAACAGTCAAAATGTCGGCTGAAATACTGCCACTATAGCTCCCAAGTACCCTAGCTATCGTGTTCCAAAAGGTGGACTTCCCGTTACGACCTTCACCGTAAGCTATAATTAACGCTTCAACGTACACAACACCGATTGCCGATAAACCAACAATTCGTTGAACGTATTCAATCAATTCTTTATCATGGCAAAAGAACACATCAAGCGCTTTAAGCCACTTATCCATTCCTTCGTGATTTGGTGTGACAGCTGTTTGCTTTGTGATTAAATGAAGTGGGCTAGGCTCCATTCTTGAATCAATCCCTTCTCTAAGGTCAAATGTGGCATCTGGTGTGTTTAATAAAAAGCCGTCTACATCAAGGTCTTTAGGTAAAATTTCAAGCATAGGACTTGCTTCTTTTAATGATGCGGTTATTTTTCTGGAATCTCGTCTTTGGATGACATACTTTTTATAAGTCATGGCATCCTCGTATTTTTCAAACGACTCGCTTTGGTCGCTATTTAAAAATTGGGCAGCCTTTTTCGTACCCTTTTCCATTACAATGTCCAACGCACCGTTGTCGGACATTTCATTTAGTGCTTGGTTGATGGCTAGTTCAGCCTCATGAAGCTGTCTTGCCGTAAGGTCTTGTGCAACAGCCTGTGCTTTTGGTTTTGATTCCTCCCAAAAGCCACCGTTATACACTAAAAAGTCAGTAGCAGGAGAGTACCTAAGAACTTCCTTGTACTCATTGGATAGCACAATCGCTTGACCGACATCTGAAAAATCATCTGGCTTCAATAAAATTTCACTTGCGTAATCTTCTGGTGGAATATAATCATCTTGGGCGAATACTCGATTCCCAAAATTCACTGCACTATTCCAAATAAGATCCAGCTCGTCTTCCTCAAGTGGCGGATTGCATTTATCAGCTTCCTTTAAGAAAAGGGCATGAGCTTCATCTGTATTTCCAAGTCGTACAATGACCCTTCCAGCGTATCGAGACAAGGTGCTATTTCTAGACCCTTCTTGTATCTCTTCAGTCGAAGAATCCCAATCTTCAAAACTTGCATTAGCCAAGAAATCTTCAATAGCCGTACTGCCATCATAGATTTCTATCGTTGGACTATTTGTTCCGAAAATGAACCTCGCACTATCAAGGGCATTCGTATCAAAATAAGGGAAGACCGCCGCTATTCTTTGTTTCAATTGTGCATATCCCGCTCCATCCGTTATTTCATGAGTCATAAAATAAATATGAAATCGTGGTCTCGGACTTTTACTCCCTTTTTGCTTCATGTGATTTCTACTGTAGGCGGCAATAAAGGGCACGTCTTGAAACGTATTTGCCACGTCTTCCACATCAACCCAGTCATCTTCATTGTCAGAATGGTCATTGTCGCAATCTAGTACAGCGTTATCGGCTTTGATGAAGTTGACTGAACTTCTATAATGGTTTTTATATTTCGCAGATACATGGTCGTTTTGAATCGCATCAAGCATAGACGCTTCATCTGTCACGATTACCTTTCTCGGATAAATACAGTTCGATAGATTACCAGTTGTGCTAGATGCATATAAAGTAAACTGAATCATTCCGAAACAACCTCCTTGCAGCTATTGTTAAAATATCGAATGGGCATATTGCGTCTTTCGGCTTTGGCAATTTCGTCTGCCATGCCGACAGAAACTCTGTCAAAAACCCACAATTCTTCACATTTGCCGAGTAGAACAAGGGCAAAGTGCAGCCCTAGTTCTCTTTCTTTCGGGTCGTTGTCATTTAAAAATTGTGGGTAATGCAGGTGAGGGGCGAGCGGGATATACCCCTCATCCACTGCAAAACGGCAATAATTCCGAGCCATTTGCGTGTTTTCCCCAACCTCACTAGAAAACGGTGATGCAATATAAACTAGTGGTCTATATTTTCCTTTTAATGCTTGATAAGGTGTTGGATCGTAATAACCTTCATGGTTAAACCTGCTAATTGTCGTCATCAAGCTACCTCCTTTTCGATTGTTGGTAAAATACCATCTGCCTTCAGGAGGCTGTAAATAAACAATCGACCTTTTTGCGTCCAATACGTATGCGGTCTTGTGTGAATCGTTCCATCTTTCCCGTTATAAGAATGAGTTTTTGTACTTGTATAACCAAGCTCTGCATATTTTTGATACAAGAGCCAAATAGAACCTTGTCTAAATTGAACACCCTTATCGTTTAAATAGCTGTTCATCCTTTTAGCACTCCAGCCATAATCTTTAGCAATCACAGAAATAGCTACTAAATCTTGGCAGTTTAGAACTAAATCGTAATAAGAAGCTTTCGGTTGCATTTCTACAATCTGTTGATTTTGGATGGCAACCGTCTCTTCTAGTGCCCTAGCTTTTTCCCGTTCTTTTTTAAGTGCAGTAAATGCAGCAATTGCAAGGTCTGGATCATTTAATAAATCATCTGTCGCATAAAGGCCATGTTGACGAATAGACGGAAGAACTTCACTCGTGACCCAATGTTTGAACTTTTTCGCATTCGGTTTCTTGCTTGAGAGAATAAGGCTATAAAGCCCTGATTCGTTGATAACTGTTAAACCTCTATTCGGAATATCAAAGGTCGTGTTTTCCGACTTTCGAATTAAAACCCTATCTTCTTTATCAACATGCGTGGAAATGGCATCTTTCGTATTGATATAACCTAGTTTTTCAGCTACATCTTTTCCCACAAAATAAGCTTGACCTTCCATAATCACTGTGCGTACAGATCCAAATTCCGTATTTTCAAAAATGCGTAATTTCATTTTTAACAAACCTCCATTTACTTTTTATTTGATGAAACTTTTAATCTCGGTTTACTGCAATCAACGCAATAGACTGATGTACTATACAAATCTCCTTCGCCAGCTAAAAACAATTGTGCTAAATCAACGTTCACTTCACAGCCACAGTCTGGACACGTACAAAACACATTGTCATCGTGAATATCAACTGTTACATCAACCGCTGGACTTATTTTTTCTTTGACATAAAACATGAAGCAACACCTCCAATATTTGTTCGTTTACTGCCCCTGCATTTGGGTTCAGTGACTTTTTAAGAGTGAATGAAAACTACCCTTACCTGTAAGCGTAAGTTAGGGAGAATTCGAACCCCTTTTTTTATTTAAAAAATCGTTCTTATTACTTAAAGGACAATTACTGTCAAATTCCGTAGTCGTTTGCTTAATCCTTTTTATAAAAGTCCTTTTCAAATCCATCTGCCCGTAGCATTAAACCTTTCGCCCAGGATGGCGGCTCTATCATCAAATTACTTACATACTCAACTGTTACATCTGTTGGTGCTTCAACAACAATTTCATCGTGGACGTGCATAACTATTCGAAAGTCTTCTTGATGCACACGTTGTAAGGCATGACATAATAAATCCCTTGAAATTGCCTGCACGATATTCTCGACAAACTTTGGACCGTAGCTGAATATCCGCTCCCATTTCTTTGTCGCACCAATGCCTTCATAGGAAACTGATTCATTGCCAAAACTGTTGATGCCAAGGCGCGGCTTCACATAGGCAAGCTTCCGTCCTGAAGGCAGTTTGATGAACATCATGCCACTTTGGTACTCAAATTGAATACCATGTGTGACGTAAATTTGTCGTTTTCTTACTGTTTCTTTTGTAGCTCGGTCAACATCCCACCAAAATGACACAATCTTCGGATTGGCAAATCGCCAAGAATCGACAAGGGGTTTTAACTCGCGCTCATCTAACCCCATATCAAGTGCGCCCATCGCTTTTAATGCACCCACAGATCCGCCGTAACCACAGTTATGAACTAAAACATTTGAAACAGTGAATCTATGATTAGCGCCAGCGTTTAATATGTCATAAACTCTAACCTTGCGGAAATTAGCCGCCAATTCTTCCTCTTTTCTTGTACTGCTTTTTTCGCATCTTCTATAATTTCTTCTCGTTTCATACCTCGAGATAACTTCCTTGTTACAACCGTTCTTGCATAAGGCCATTCGATTTGCTTCCATTCCGCTAATACGGTAATCCGTCTGTTCGCACAATTTTCTCGCCTTGTTACAAATCGGATGTTTCCTGGCTCGTAATGGCCATCGTTGTCTATTCTGTCTATTTCTAGATTTTTGTTCGGCAGACCTAAGTTTTCGATGATCCAAAGTCCCGCTTCGAGAACTGAATTGAATTTGAACTGGATCCCTCGTCCTCCGTAATTTGAATAGGCGGCTGCATTTGGATTTTCGCATCTTTGTTTCGCTGCAGTTAATCTGCGGTCCAGCCATAATGGAATTTGTCTTGGTTGAGAGCATCGTTGACAACCTTTTGACAGGCCGCTTTGCAGGTTGTTTAGAAGCGTCCATTGGATTTGTCCGCAACTTACACATTGGGTTAATACCCTGCAGTAACTGTGATTCTTGTTCCATCTTTTCTCTGGACTGATTATCTTCACCCAGCCGTATTGTTTTCCTACCATCTCCCGTTTGTAGGAGATGTGCTCCGCTGGAGGTGGCTTCTTTAAATTGTACTGGCTCCGATTTCCCTTCGACCCATACGAGATGATCTTCCGTGGCTTTAAGTCCCCCATAGGAAATGACCTCCTTCATGCCTTTATAAATGACGCCATCATGGCTGACGAAATGTTCCCCGTCCCAAAGTTTATGTTCTAATGTAATTTGCTCTATTGGCACTAAGCCTTTATCTGTTAGCACAAGTTCTCCTTCGGCAATACAGGCTAAATCAGCTACTTTTCCTTTGTCCCTTAAAGCGTCTTTTTTATCTATTTTGTCAATTGGTACACCAAACATTTGGCTCGCAGTTGCGATATATAAATCTTCTTTTCGCTTGTAGGCATCAAGCACCCACTTTTCACCTGCAAGCCAAGCAAGGACTACTCTTTCAATGGATGAAAAGTCAGCAATGATAAACTTATGACCCCTCTTAGGAACAAAAGCTGTTCGAATTAACTGTGAAAGTACATCAGGAACGGAATCATATAACATTTCCAGTGCATCAAACTGATTCGCTCTCACAAGATTTCTCGCTTGTTCTAAATCAGGCAAATAGTTTCGTGGAAGGTTTTGTACTTGAATCAGCCTACCCGCAAATCGTCCCGTTCGGTTCGCACCGTAAAATTGAATGAGGCCTCTTGCTCGTCCGTCCTTTCCTATGACATTTTCCATAGCGGTGTATTTCTTCACACTCGATTTAGCAAGATGCCCTCTTAGCTGTAACACTTCATGGACATCACCAGTGGTTGTTTGCAGTAATTCCTGGACACTTGCTTTATTTAAACTGTCTGTGATGACACCTTTTCTTTTTAACCACTCTCTCAACTGCAAGACAGAATTGGGATTATCAAGATGTGTAATTGATTGCATCTTTTCCATCACTTTTTGTCGAATGATGTCATCACCTTGAATTGCTTTTTCCACCAGTTTCATATCTAGCTTTACGCCTGTATCATTGATGATTTGATCCAATATATAGTTGTCCCATTCAGCTTCAGGCATTAGAAATTTTGATAACTTTTCTTGAATGGCTAGTTCCGTTTCCACATCTCGCTTGTTATATGCTTTGAAATTGTCCCAGCGCTCCGGGGCATGAATGGGTAAGTTTCTTGTGCGACCGCCATTTGTCTTTGTTGGACGACAAGGAATCGAGAAAAAGCGAATTAAATCTTTCCCCTCTGATAACTTTTGTTTATCAGCACCCGTTACAATCGCAGCGCCTTCCAAAGATAGTGGAAGTCCCAAATAAGCAGACCACACCATCGTGCATTTCCATGAGGTTGGATTTAAATATTCACCTTGAGGGAGACCTATTAATCTTGATAAACAAACTCTTTCGAACGTGGCATTAAATGCCCATTTCGTAACACTCTCATCAAGTATTGCATCCGTAATTACCTTTGGGATTTTCTCGCCATTTGCAAGGTCAACCACATGAACTGCTTCACCATCAATGCTGTATGCAAAAAGCAACACTTCGAAATCATCGGCTTCTGCATAGCGATAAACACCTGACTTCCTTAAATCAACGGATGAATACGTTTCAATATCACAAGACAAATTACTTATTTTCGCCATTGAAAAGCCTCCTTTATAGCAGGTAAGGGAGCCTTGTAAACTCCCTCAGACCCTGCACATACTTTGACTTATGATAAGAAATCATCATCTACATCCGTGGCAAAATCGACAGCTGCATCAGTTCTTCCACCAAGTGGTTCTCCATCTTTAATTTTTTGAATGTTTCCAAGGCCACACGCAATCCCGCGATTACCACTTGAGTTAAATGCATAAAAGCTAATGCTCACACGTGCATAAACCCCTGAGTAAATTTCCGAACGTTCTAAAATTGGATTGATATCCTTGTCCACAACTTGTGGCGGTGTGATGCTATTGGCATTCACAAAGTAGCTGTCTGCATAAGCTTCATCATCTGGACGATCAATATCTCCATCACGAAGCGGTAACTTTAACGATTGCTTGTTTGGAATCTTCCCACCAAACTTGCCTCGACCATCTTCGATTGCGGCATCAACTGCTTTTTCAATTGCCTCTAATGTCTTAGTGTCGCTTTTAGGGATGATGACACTTACACTGTATTTTTCTTTCCCACCGTTAATGGACTTGGGCTCCCACACATTTGCATAAGATAAACGCACTACACCTGTAATTACTTTTGTTGGATTTGTCATGATTATTTTTCCTCCGTAAATTCATTTTTTACTGTTATACTTTTTAACTCAGGACGCTTGTCCGATGAAGGGACTAAAGTTGGCTTACCTTTTGGCTTCATCACAAACGCACCTAAAATTTCATTGAACTTGGCTTTGCCCATCAACTTTTCCATGTTCGTTATTGTCAGCAAGCTTTTCTTATAGATGTCTTTAAACCCAGCGTCCATCGCAGCCTTTTCGACATCATCTTCATTTGTGTACTTACGAATTGATCTACCTTCAACCACTTTAAATCCAGGCCACACTTTCCCTTGATTGATTGCAGCACTTGTCGCATAACTAGTAATCTCGTTTGCCCATTTGGTTAATTCAGCGATGTTTTTCAGAATATCCGCAATCTCCTCATCCGTTAAAAGTGGTGGCTTCTTAAATTCATATTGTGCAATTTTTAAATTCGCTTCAGCTCTTGCACGACAAGTTGGTGCGACTTTGCAAAAACGACACCATTCCCCAGAATTGAATTCACCTTCACCTTGTAAGGCCAATGCCGCCTTCGGCTGTAAAATCGTAATTGCCCAATCAAGTAATTCTTCTTTCGGCAATGTAAACGTGCTGATATTCTCACGTCTTGGCTGATAGATGGTCATCGAAATCGTTTCAATATCGTAAATACCATCAAAGAGTTCTAAAGCACCTAATGCATACAGCATCATTTGTGAATTGTTTTTGGACTCTACTAATACACTCCCGTATTTAAAGTCAATCACATGAAGCGTATCGTCTGACACAAGGACGCAGTCACCTGTACCAAAGCCACCTTCAGCATATTTCGAATAATCGAGTCGCTGTTCAATAAGAATAAGTGGGTCGGAACAGGTCTTTTTGGCATCTTCTAAAAGTTCTAAAACAAAACTAGCGTAACCTTCAGCGCATGTTTCCATTTCTTGATCGTAATAAGTTAAATCAGCTCTCGGGTCTTTCGCTTTAATGCCCAAGAGAGTTTGTAGCTTGTACTCACAGAGGGTATGTGCATCCGTTCCTTCAGCCGCATAACTGCTTGTCGTATCTTTATACTGCTGGCCAAGCATTAATGAGGGTGGGCAATTTAACCAGCGATGGCTTGAAGAAGGTGACAAAAAAGCATGTTTAGCCATTTCCGAGTACCTTCACTTCCTCCAGTAGCTTTTTGCACTTTTTAGGGTCAATTTCGCTTAATTTACTAGCTCCGTAATTTTCCAACAAAGCTTTAATGTCAGCTGTATGACCTGCACGAGATTTTTCTGCTAAAACAGCACGAACCGATTCTAATGTCAGCTTTTCCTTAGTTGCTTTAGGCTGCTTTTCTTTTGCTTCATCTGATGATCCACCTGTACCAGAAAATAAATCTATTAGTGAATCAGCTACAGAAGAAAGGAGATTCGAAGCACTTTTTAGTTCATCTACAGTTTTGGATAGTTCCTTCATTTGGCTCATTTTCATTTGCTCCTTTCTATAATTTTTTGCCTCTTTAAAAAATGATGGATAATCTTCCGCCTTCACATCCACTAGCTTCACTGCTGAATACTTTTCTAACAAAACTTTAATTTTCTTCATTTTTCCTTCAGCCACTTTTTCATTCAGCAGATAGCTTATATCTTGAATCGTAATTTCATCAGGCTTGTGATTCGCAAGCATTCTGTATCCAGCTGCTAACCTTTCTAGTTCTTCTGCTAGTGCTAGTTGCATCTTTGACATTAACCTTTTCTCCTTCCTTAATGATGCAGAGCAAAATCATGAAAAATGGAATTCATAGTGGCTAAGTCATCCCCAGATAAATGGGCACTTAGTTTTTCAAGAAGATTTTGTTGCTCGGGATTTAAATATTTTCTATTCAAACTAAACCCGTCCATAAGCCTGACACCGCCGCCATATCTTCCTCTTATCGTTTCAATAGGGTAAGAAAGGGATAACTCATTGATGTCATTTCGTATTGTTCGGTCCGAAACACCGAACTCAAACGCCATGTTTTGCATCGTTTCCTGCCTTCTGACATTTAAAAGCTCCATGATTTTTTGCCTTCGCTCAGTTGCTGTCATCCCTTTCTCACCCCTTTCATTTGCTCTGTAATTACATCCTAAAAGTTAAATAGGAAGGTTCATTTCCGATTTAAAAAAGTAATTTAAATAAAAAAATAGCCAGATAACCACTAATATTTTTCTTAGTGATTATCCGGCTATTTGGTAGTTCGCTTGACTCCGTTGCTCGGTATACATCATACTGCACTTGTTTTTATTCGATTGTTCTCAAATCCTGACATCGTTAAAACCTCTCCTTGCTACAAACATTTAACTGGAATAGTAGCTTGCTAGTATCTAAACAACTATAACAACACTAGTTTATTTTAGTGAAACGACTATTCTTCAAATCAATTCTCCACACTGTTTTACATACGCGGCATTTCTCTCTTGTAAAACCAATGGTGCCTTCCTCTTTGTCAAAAAGTCTTTTTTTGCATGTTGGGCAAGTTACTTTTTCAATTACAACTGTAGCTTTCATACTCATTCTCCTCCTATTGTATATTTAAATCATAACTTATAATGGATTGACTTTTCAGTTTTCTATTAGGGTTGTTGGGTTAATAACCGTTTTCATTCCCAGTATGAAAGCCGTTCAATCTTCATCGAAAACCCATACGCTTAATCGATTAAAGTTTATATCGAATATAGTCAATCACATTCGGTAACACTAAATCTAAAAAAAAGAGCTTATCCAGCTACTCATCCTTCAACACACGCTTAATTGCGCCAATTGATTTAGCACCGACACCACGTTTACCATTCAAAATACGGGAAACAGTTGCAGGCGATAATCCGCATTTTAGCGCAAACTGCCTCTCACTCCAATTTTTGTGTTCAAGAACAGACTTGAGGTACTCTATATTAAGCCTCAAGATCTCACCTCCAATATGATAGTGTAATAGACCTGTTGGTAATATATTCTTATCCTAACACGCTTTGTTACCATTCGTCAATTAATTACACCCCTTTATTTCATTTGCCGAAGGGTAACGTTTATAGTATAATCAAATTAGAAAGGAGTGTCTTCCTATGACATTCGGTGAATATTTAAAGAAATTACGTGAAGAACGATCCATTTCTCAACGGGCATTAGCAGAGAAATCGGGCATTAGTAACGCTGAAATAAGCAGAATAGAAACAGGGAATCGGCAGAATCCATCACCTGATGTGTTGCGACAGCTTGCGCCTGTATTAGAAGTTCCTTATGAGGTTTTGATGGAGAAGGCAGGTTATATTAGCGAGCATGCCATTGCAAGAGCAGAGAATCGAGAAGCAGAGGAAAGGTTTATTTCCATCATTGTTCCAAAGCTTGTACTAAAAGGATGGGGCGTAGAACACAATAGAAGAACTGGAATTGGTGATATAATTGCAAAACGCGGAAATGAAGAGTGGCATATTGATTTCAGGTATTTTCGAAGCCGAGCAGACGATGACAAGCACTTTAGGGCAGATATGCAGGTGAGACGTACACTTCAATTTACGTACGGTAGGCTGGCTATGTACGACAGAAGCCCAATTACAGAATTCACCATTGCGGTTAATGATTTAAAAGCATACGAAGCCATTCTAAAGAATCCACCCTTACACTTGAACCTTAAAGTGTCAGCTATGCATGTGGATTTGGAACAAGGCGAAATCACAACTGACTTTCCATTCTATGAGGACTAGGCTTAAATACGGCTCAGTCCTTTTTCTGTTTACTTCTGATCAGCTTAACTTTATCGCTGCCCTTTAGATAAAGGTGCGATCCATCTTCCGTTGTACTAAAGGTTGCACCTGGATATGAAGCCATATTTGCTTTTCTATACTCTTCCACTAAATCATCAAACTCTTGATCAGTATACTCTCCAGTCGGAATAAGTTTCACATTGCTTTCCACTACTTTAACCGTCATGTTCCCTCACCTCCGCCCCTCTCTCCTTACAATTTTACCAAACCAAAAAAGAAAGAACCAACCTGAAATCGTTCCATCCTTTCTAAATAGCAAAACAACCAACCATCCCGAAAGATGATTGGCTGCTTCAATTTAGTAAACTATCAGAATTTCGTACGTATCCGATACTCTTAATCATATATTTTGAGGAGGATACAATATATTAAGTTTTTCTCTAACAGAATCAACAAGTCCCAAAGTAAACTCTCTTTTACTATTTTTAGTCCAGCTATCGTTTTCTATGTCTTCATTGTAAGCATTCATGATACTTGGAATCGTTTCTATAAAGGAATTTAATAGAACCCTTGGGGTCTTTTCTTCATTTTGTAACATCATGTATTCGCCTGTATAGCTTTCTACCAGTATATCAAGTTGAGAGTTTTTCGAATAAAACCTTATCTCTAGTGTTTCGGAGCCACGAATTATGCGAGCCTCAACTTCAGTCATAACATCCATTTCAACCAAAAATGACAGTGAGCTTAGCATATTCATTATTTCATTTCCTGAACCAGAAAGAATTGCTTGCTTTTGACTTCCTTCTCCTTTAAATCCAGTTATTCGATTAATTTTCAAAGAATTCTCTTCGTCTAATATTGTGGAGCCACTCATAAAACGGGATAATAGCCAGATGAAGAAATCTTCTGTAATATTAAACGATTGTGCTTCAATTATTTTGTTCTTATCTGAATTGTTGATTACACGTAAAATCCTTAAAGCTGCTGGACCTCTAGCTTTATCTACAAGATATTGAGTTCGGACTCCATCTGTATAAATTACAATTTCACCAAACGTTTTCTTTAATCTTTCAGCAGAGATAGGATTTGTTTCTTGTCCAGAAATAACAGTATCATATTCATATTTGATGTAATTAAACGTAAATTCTGTACCTTTAATTATTATTTTTTGATTTTCGTCGTAAACTTTAGAAATCTGATACAACAGTGCTTCATTTGTAAATGGATCAATCACAGGAGTCCGCCATTCTTCAAAATTCAATATATTGAACAAAATTTCATCCATTGATACAAAAGATCCATTATCATCTGTCAAGTTATCAATATATTTGCTAAACAAATATAGGCCCTCCTATTCTGTTTTATAATGTATCGTTAATTTACTTGTATTTTTAGAATACCTTAAACTGTTTCCATGAATTTTTGCAATAATCTCCCCGCTTCTACCAGTTTCCTCATAAAGTGGATTCATAGTTATGTCGAAATAAAACAGACTAACTTCACTTTGGCTGTTTTCAACAATACCGGATAAATCAATAAAGTATTTCTGTGAATCGTCTTCACATTGCTTTAAATCTGGAGATCCCTTTGTCATTATGTCTACCCATTTTGGAAAAATCACTTCTATCATTCCAGTAATTTTACTCAGATTACCACGAACAGCAATCTTTATCTCGGTTGTTCTCGGTTTATCTGTCAGGCTAATTTTATTTGATTTATCTTTTCTTTCAGTTATATTAACTTTCACACTTGTCCTTTTTGAAAGTAAAAATAATAGAAGGCTATTTAGAATTGCCGTGTAAATTGCAACGCTAACAGTAACGTGCCACATTGGATCTGAAAAATTAAAAAGCAGGGAGGTGATTTGGAAACAATCCGCTCCCAAGTATGAGATTCCAGCAAAAATAGCGGTTGCTAACGTTTTAAAAATGTCGGACTGGAATTTATCATTCATTCAGATAATCCTCAACTATTTTCTTTATATAATTAGAAAAGACTATATCTTTTGCATTTCCAAATAACAAGCCGTTAGAATATAATTCACAAAATGGATATTCATCATCAATTTTTTTTGACATTTTTATTTTGTCTATAAAAATTGAACCTTCATCCAAGGCCCAATCCAGATAGTTACTCAATTTATTGAAGTTAAGCGGATTAATCTTAATCATTTCAACAAAGGAGTTTATTTCCTTTTTAGTTTCTTCATCTACACTCGGATCATCAATGTGTATAGATATCAATGTCCATTCATCTCTAAGCATAGCTTCAGTAATTGTTAACATAAGCTCAGTATTAATAATTACTTGGGAAAAACCATTGTCATAGTTTTCCTTCATAATTTTAGTGTAAGAGCTACCTTTTCCTACTTGATTAAATTGGTACAGGGATGCAATGAAGCCATTTTCTTTTTTCTTCTTCAGTATTTTTCCATAATCAGCCATTGACTTTTACCCTCCTAATTTAATCAAATTATATTCTTATAGTACCAAATATTAACTTATAAAGATATTCATTTGAGAGATATTTATCACCTAGAAACAAATGCTAAGGGTATTTATTGTCTGTACCTGTCATTCGGTGTTCATACTAAAGAAAGAACCAACCACGCAGGCCAGTTCTAACACTCATCGAATTTGAATCGCCAAGCCTTCCAACCGACTGATGTCTAAAGACGTTACAATTCCGCTTTCCATACTTTTCATCATTTCTTGTTCCTCTGCCGCACTTATTTTGGCATCCAATTGACGAATGAGCCTATCCAGTGAAGCTAACCCCTTCCAATGTCTGGTCTCAATCAACTGCTCGGTAACAAGCTGTTTTCGCTCTGAAGACAGACGTGAGTAGTTCGACAGCGGCAGAGTCTCCAATTGAGCTTGCAATACCTGTGTATCCTTTACTTCTACCAAACTGTCAACTTGACCTTCCAATGCAGAGACTGCTTCTTGAATGGAAGCCACTGGTACATCCTCGCCAAATTTCTTAAGTAGATTGTTGATTACATGCTCACGTCCTGATTTACCAAGGTTGATGAAATCATCGCCAGCTCTTTCAATCGCTAATTCCATTACTCGGTCAAATACACTTAAAGTAACAGGTTCTACTTCAATCGGAAGTGTTTCAGCAAAATGATTCAGTTCTGCAAGCAATTCAGTCTTTAGCGGACACGTCTGAACAGGGCTAAGCATCATGCGTAGACGCTCAACTTCTGTAGATGTAGAAACAGATGGCAACGAACCTTTCACTTCATAAAGACGTTTCAGCCAATCAATACGAAGCTCCACTTCTTCTTTAGCTTCTATATTGAAGACCAAATCAGCGGAAGACTGTTCTATCGCTTGAAATTCTTCTACGTGAATCTCTTTACTCTTCTCCAACTTTGTTAATCGTTGGTTCAGTTCTTTGTAGATCGGTGTTTCATCCTTGCCGGCTGTTACTGTATAATAAAGTCCTTCCGACACTGCTGCTTCTAATGCAGGTGTGGCAAAACTGCCGGGAAGGGCGGAATAATCAATCATGTTAGTTCCTCCTATGGACATACCTTTCTTCTTCTATTATAAAGGATGACAGCATAAATAAAAAGAAAGAACCAACCCGAAGGCCAGTCCTTTCTTGTTATCTAATCAAATAGATTGATAGAGTATGAGTTAAGATTATTTTACAACTTTAGCGATTGCTGCATCGATATAATCGTTAGCCGCTTTCAATGTTGTAACCGCATCACCAGATGCAGTAGCATCTGAGAAATCAAGTGGTGTAAATGTTGGTGGTGTTTTACCATCAGATTTAGTCAACTTATTGATTTCTTCAGCCACAGCAAGTTTTTGCGCAAGGGACAATAATAATCAATCATGTTAGTTCCTCCTATGGACATACCTTTCTTCTATTATAGTAGATGACAGCATAAATAAAAAGAAAGAACCAACCCGAAGGCAAGTCCTTTCTTGTTATCTACTCAAATAGATTGATAGACTATTAGAAATTATTATTTAGTAGCTGCGATTGCTGCATCTACAGCTGCAGTCACATCTGCTACAGATTTATAAGAGTTAGCAATTGCAACTCCTTTATCGTCAACAGGGTATTGATTCAAGAACTTCTCAGCAACAACAAGTTGTTGGTCTGCGCTTAAATCTTTATATCCAGTGTAGCCGAATTTAACTAAGTCAGTTAAAGCAGTATCAACTGCTGTAATTGTTTTTGTAGTTTCAGCTGCAGTACTTACTGCGCCTAGGAAAGCCTTATGGGCTGCAGCAACCTTATTTAAGTCTGTTTTGATATTAGCAATAGTTGAATAGTCCCCATCACCGTCTACACTAGTTCTTGCTGCGTTTACTAATCCACCTGTTTTAAATACATCATCATTCAAGAACAAGCTTGCAATTTCGTTCTTGCTTGCAGAGTTTGCATCAACAAAGTCAGCTGAAGCAGCTGCAGCCAATGCTACCTTAGTTAATGGATTCAATGCTTGTGTACCAGTAGTTGCAGAGTTTAAGTCAAAGATTACTTTAGCATCTGCAAGCGTATCATTGTATGTTGTTACAGTTGCATAAGCTTTATTAGTGTTAATGTATACCGCGAACTTGTCTTTTAAAGAATCAGATAAGCCTTCATATCCTGCTGGTTTTTGCTTGTCAAGAAGAGCCTTAACTGCTGGTGCGTCTGCTGCACCGTTAACATCAGTTACGTTCTTAACAACAGCCAGTCTGTTTTCAAGAGATTTCTTAACATCACCATCTTTTAGTGCAGCAACCTTATCAGCTGCAACTTCAGCTACGAAACCATTAAGTGACTCTTCTGTTGCTTGAACATGGATTGTTGCATAAAGCTCTTTACCAAGTTCAAGAGTTTTTGGTAACTTAACAATTTCATCTTCTGCATCCTTGAAGTTAGCATCTGCAGTAAGTGCACCAGGTGCATTTGCTTTGCTATCTGCTGCAGTATTAAGTTGACTAACATTGTCGAGCTTATCTGTTTTGAATGTTTTAGTTGCTGTTGTTGCGTCTGTTACAAGTGTGTTGGCAGCATTAACTAGGTTAGATTGAACCTTTGCAGCTGTATCAATATCCGCTGCATTCACAGTTACACCTGTAATTGGATCAAATCCGTCTTTCACAAGCTTATAAACAGTTGCATTAGCATCTTTTACGTTAGACAGAACTTTTGTCTTACCATCTGCAAGTGTGCTATTTGCTCCATCATTCAAAGCAGAAAGTAATGCAGCTTCAGTTGTTGCGTTGTTCACTGCTTGAACTACTTTTTGATTTGCAATCGCATTGAAAACTGTGTCGTTAGATGCTTTTACTGTTGTTTTAGTTCCAGCATTTGAAATTACTGTCGCAGCAGCTGTACGGTTAGCTGGTGTAAGGGCAGCAAATCCAGGAGTGTTTTGTTTCAACAATTCAGCTTCTACAGCTGGAACTTCAACACCGATAGCAACATTAAGAGCAACTACGGGAGCGTAAGCATCGATACGTGATTGAAGTGCTGTTTTAACTGCACTATCAGGAAGTTGATAAACGCTAAGTTGAGCAGTACTCTTGTTACCTGGGTTTGTAATATCAGCCTCAGATGCAATAACATTGTCGATAGCTGTTTCTACAGCTGTAACTTTCGCCATTTTAGCTTGAAGAGCTGTTTTTCCAGCACTTGCTGATAATCCGTTCACAGCATTGTTAGCAGCAACAATTTTAGTTTTTACTGGCGCGAATTTGTCTCCATCATAAGATCCAGCCTCAGCTACAAGACTTTCAACTTCTTCAACCTTTTCAGTTGCTTTAGCTAGAGCTTCTGCAGCAGTTTGATTGTTAGTATTTACTGTGTCGATTGCAGTTTGAATAGCTGTGATAGAACCAGTATTTCCACTAAGTTGAGTAATATATTGAGCTACCAAGTCAGCATTGTAGTCAGTAACAACTCCTGTTTCAACAGCTGCTTTCAATGCTTTATCAAGGTTAATTTGATTGTTGTCTGCTTCAGCTTTTGCAATAGCTTTAACAGCATTAGGAACATCAATAACTGCTTTTTGGATTTTAGCAACTGTGTTGCGATCTACTTGAGCAGTGATTGCGTTCAATGCTGCATTGTATTCAGTGATGTTAGCATCTTCAACATTTTTGAATAGCGGGTTCTTTAGAGCTTCAAGAACTTTAACCTGAGTAGTTCCACGTGCGTCATTAACAGCTTCTACAGCTGCTTCTTCAGCTTCAACTACTTTTGGATCTTCATAAGCATCAGTAAGTTCTGCTGTGTATTCTACACCTTTGTAAACAAAAGTAACTTCAGTTTGTCCGTGAACTAAAGCTTCTTCTAATTCTACTTCTACAGCATCTTCTTCACCTTCGAATGTTACTGATAAAGTTGTA